GCACGAGGTATTGCGCACCAGGAAGAAACCGTACCGGCTGACAGCCTCAAGCCTACACAGGCAGAGTACTCACGAGAGAAGGTGGCCAAGGCGCGGGACTTCGACGGCGGCAACCGCTCAATCCTGATTTCCAGCGACAACCATGTTCTTGATGGTCATCATCAGTGGATGGCTGCGCGTGAAGCTGGCCAGGATGTGAAGGTTATTCGCCTGGATGCACCGGTTCGAGACCTGATCGAAACTGCACACGAGTTCCCAAGCTCAACGACTGACGGCGGCGTAACTGCAGAAGCTAAAACGCCGACCAAGGCCACGCCATCCGCAAACACGCTTGTCACCGATGACCGTGCAGCGGAGTTACGTGCACGCCTGAAAGCCAAACTTTCACAGCTCAATAGCGGTATTGATCCTGAAATTCTGGCCATCGGTGCCGAGCTCGCCGTCTATCATATCGAGCGTGGTGCACGCACGTTTGCAGCCTTTGCCAAGAACGTTGCGGCGGATCTCGATGTAAGCATGGACAAGGTGCGTCCGTACCTTCGTAGCTGGTATAACGGCGCACGTGACATGCTTGAGGACATGGGCGGCAGCATCGAAGGCATGGACAGTGCTGAGACTGTGCGCTCAGAGCTCGCTAAGCTCGATGCAGGTGAGCAAGCGCCAGCAAGCGAGCCTAAAGGTACCTCATGGGAGAAAGCGCCTGATCAGAACATGTGGACAGGCTCAAACGGCATGATCATCACAGATGAATCATTTGACCGTAACGGCGATAAAATCACTGCCTTCAATATCTACCGCAACCAGGAAGAGCAGGCACAAGGCAACTATCTTGCTACAAAAGAGACGCTTAAAAAGGCTCAGACCTTCGCGGATACTGTAGCAACTCAAAATCAAGGTGATGCAAATGTATCAAGTACCCAGCAGCGTGTGGAACCAGATAGCGGAAACACAAACGCTAGTGAATCCATCGTTTCAAACACTGATGGCAATGCCACAGGACCAGATGCATCAAGCACTGGAAGAGCAGGCACAAGCACTGTCAGCGAACAACGTACCGGACAGCGTGATCAGCGCGTACCAGGAGACAGCACCACTACTGGCCGAGAACGAGGCGATCAGCGCGTACATCGAGCAGACGGGCAATTTGAACCTACGGAACGCACTGCCGGAGATCCTGAGCGCAGCGGAAGCCGTGTCGATAGCGAGCAAGGACAGACCACTGAGCGAAGCCGAACAAGAGCAGTTATTAAAGATGCTCATTCCGCTGGAGCCAGCGAGCTCACTCAACGTATAGCAGCTCAGAGGAAGGCTGATAAAACCCCGACCAAATGGGGTGACAAGGCATCGATTGATGCTGCCTTGCCATTGCTCCTGCCTGAGCAGCGTGAAGACGTATTCAAGGCTGAAACTCGTCTGGCTGGCCATAACGGGATCCTGTTCACGAACGGCACAGGAACCGGCAAGACGGCTACCGGTATGGGTGTTGCTAAGCGCTTCATCAACGATAGCAAAGACAATGTGCTTATCGTGGTACCGAGCGACAAGATTGCATCCGATTGGGTGAAATTCGCCAAGATGCTCAACGTGGACGTTAAGCAGCTCGATGGCGTCACCGATAACGGCGGATCTGGACCAGTCGTCACCACGTACGCGAACTTTGGCCAAAACGATAGCCTGGCTAAGCGTGATTGGGATCTCATCATCCCTGATGAATCACATTACCTTTCGAGCAATGAGACAGGAGATAGCACTGCAGCATTAGACCAGCTGCGCGGCCTAACCGGTCATCACCGTGGTTTCTATGATTGGGTGCGCCGTCGCTACTCTGACGAGTGGAAGGCGCTAGAAGATGCACGCAAGGCATTGGCTGATCTCAAAGAGTCAGACCCTAAATTTGCGAAGCTGAAAGCAGCTGAGGAAGCTGCCGATAAAGCATGGCGAGACCTTGAGAACCGTGAGCGTGAGAAGTGGGAAAACCGTTGGGAAGGTCAGAAGGATCTGCCTAAGGTGGCCATGCTATCTGCAACACCGTTCGCCTATGTGAAGAACACGGATTACGCCGAAGGCTTCCTATTCCACTATGTCGAGCCTGCAGAGCTCAGAAGAGCGAGAGGCGAGGGCGGCGGCTACAATTCAGGCAGTCCACGCGACCAGTTCATGATGCAGAACTTTGGGTACCGCATGCGGTACAACAAGCTCACTGCGCCTGAGTCCGGTGTGAATGCTCAGCTCATGGAGCAGCAATTCAATGAGCAGCTGAAAAAGACCGGCGCACTGTCTGGCCGTAAGCTTGAAGTGCCATTTGACTATGACCGCAAATTCATCCTGGTCGATGATGCCGTTGGTACCAAAATTGACAACGCTCTGAAATTCCTTCGTGAGCAGTCATTGGAAGCCGAGAAGCGTGCACGCGAGTCAAACGGCGACCAGGCGGCCATGACTGAGGCCGAGCTTTGGAAAGAGCTGTTCACATCGGTCGATAAGCGCTTTGACTATCAGAGCCGCATGTACCTGCTTGAATCGATCAAGGCTAAGGCAGCGGTGCCGATCATCCGTCAAAATATGAAACTTGGCCGTAAGGTTGTGGTGTTCCATGATTACAACAAGGGTGGCGCATTCGATCCGTTCAAGGCTGCAGTTCTTTCGGCCAACACACCAGAGCAACGGGCATTTAATCAGGACGTTTTCAATAAGCGTGCTGATCTCTTCATGCTGGATCTGCGCGACCTGCAGTCACCTATCGAGACGCTAACTAAGGCGTTCCCGAATGCATTGATCTTCAATGGTACCGTCAGCAAAGGCCAACGCCGTGCCAATGCAGACCGGTTCAATAATGACGATGGCCGAAACCAGCTCATTATCGTTCAGTCTGATGCTGGCCGTGAGGGTGTGAGCCTGCATGATACGACCGGCAAACACCAGCGCGTTGAGATCAATCTCGGCATGCCGACAAAGCCGGTGGCCGCAACTCAGATCGAGGGCCGTATCTATCGTACTGGCCAGGCGTCTGATGCGATATTCCGTTACTTGACTACAGGTACCGCATGGGAAGCGTCTGCATTTGCGACCAAGATCGCAGAGCGTGCATCCACTGCAGAGAACCTGGCGCTTGGATCTGAGGCACGTGGTCTGAAAGATGCGTTCATTGATGCGTATCAGAACGCTGATGCTCATGCACCGAGCGAGAACGACGGTAAGGGCGGAAAAGACTATGACCGTAAGCTATCTGCGACAAACTCTGTAAGCCCATTCGACAAGGCGAAAACGTTCTATTGGGCTCAGCAGAAGAACAGCAAAAACCGTAACCAGCGCGAAGGCACTGACTACTACGCCACTCCTGAGCCGGTTGGTTTCAAGATGGTGGAGTGGGCGAACGTTAAGCCAGGTGAAAAGGCGCTTGAGCCGTCGGCTGGCCATGGTGCGATTGCACGCTTCTTCCCTGAGCAGTCAGACGTGACCATGATCGAGCCGAGCTATGACCTGTCTCAGCGTGCAGGCTTGGCCAACGGTAATGCGAAGATCATCAATGACCAGTTTGAGAACCTTCACATCAACAACAAGTACGATGCGATTGTGATGAATCCGCCGTACGGCAATGGTGGGAAGATCTCGACTGAGCACTTGGCCAAGGCTGCGACACACCTCCGCGATGGTGGCCGTATCGTTGCCCTGATCCCGCGTGGCGGCATGGCCGATAACCGTCTGCAGCAATTCCTTAACAGCGAACAGGCTGCAGATCTGTACACGGTCGCTCGCATCAAAATGCCTTCGTCCACGTTTGATCGTGCCGGTACCGCCGTTAATACGCAGATCCTCGTTCTTGAGAAACATAAGAACAAGGAAGATGCGACCGGCATCAATGAGAGCAATATCGATCTGTCAGGCGCTCAGAATGTGAATGAGCTCTTTGACCGTATCGAGAACGTCACCCTTGATGATCGTAAGCCTACCAGCACACCAGAGCCGAAACAGGAGATCATCGAGCATACAAACGCCTTTGGTAACACTATTCGCGGTACCATCCTGACCGGCATCAAGAAGATTGAGGCTCAGGAGATCGACCCTTACACCTTCCGCAAGAAGACTGAGGACGGTAAGCAGGGGTGGTTCATCCGTGAGAAGTATCTCAGCAAGATCCCTGATGACATGAGTTTCAGCCGTGGTGCTGAGCCGTCCACTGGATCGAGCCGCGACCAGGTACGAGCTGCTTTGTCTGATCGCTTCGGATCCGCTGCGGTGGCCAAACTGGAAAAAGACGGCGTTCTGACCATTGCAGACACCTACACAGATCCAGGCGTTGAAGGCTTCACGATAGGCAATCGCGTTACCCTGGTGGCCGATGCGCTTAACCCTGAGAACATCGTGCCGGTATTCCTGCATGAGCTTGGTGGCCACGTCGGTATGCAGGGCGTGATGAAGCCTGAGACCTATAGCCAGCTGATGCAGCAGTTTGATCGATTGGTGGCGGCTAAGGATCCACTAGCGCTTGAGGCGAAGCGATTGGCCGAGCGTGAAGTTGATCCACGTACGCAGCAGGCTGAGTACCTGCCGTACCTTGTGACCGTTGCTGCACGTGCAGATAAGCGTTCGATTAGCATTCGTAACTTTGTTAATCGTATCGTGTCTGCAGTGAAGGCATGGGCGGTTGATCGCCTTGGCATGGATCTCAACCTGAATGCTCGTGACGTTCTGGCCTTAGCTGAGCGCATGGTTGGTGCTGTGAACAATATAGCGCTCACCGAAAGCGAAGGACCAATCGACGTTACAGAAACGGACATCCGTTTCAGCCGCAAGGACGATGACCTAGCGCCTGTTTCGAGTGAGGAATATGCATCGCAGCTTAATAAGTGGTCTGATGCGCTCAAGAACCTGCCGTCTGATACCCTGACCAATGCCATGCAAAAAGGGCTTGGTCTGGTACCGCTGCGCCCGATGCTCAATGAGTTGGCCAAGGATATTCCAGCTGCAGTGACATACCTTCGCGTGAAAGATGCGATGGATTCAATGCGCAACAAGTGGCATTCCAAGACCGATGCCGTAGCGCAGCAGTGGCTGAAATACCGCGTGAAACACCCGCAAGAGAACAAGGATCTCATGGATATTATTCATGAATCGACGCTCATGCAGGTGGATCCGTCACAAGACTTTGAGCCGATGTTGACGCCTCGTGATCGTATCGCACTCAAGGAAATGCCTGCAGACCATCCAAATCGTAAAAAATTGGAGGAAAAGGAAGAGCGTGACGCGGCTCGTCGTGTTGCTCATACCAAGCTGCAGGAACGTTTCAAAAGGCTGTCACCGGAAGGTCAGTCGATCTATGCGAACGTACGTGACGCCTATTCCGATCTAGCCGATGCCTTCGATAAGACCTTGCTCGATAACATGGAGAAGGCCATTAACGTGCGCATCAAGAAGGCTGAGCGTGAATACAAACGCGAGGTTGAGCGCATCACTGATGAAGGCTTGAAAGGCGAAGAGCGTGAAAACGCTATGGCCGATGCGAGCCGCCGTCTGAAAAATGCGAAGACGAAGATTGCCTGGAACCGTAAGGCGCGTATGACGCAGCTGCGCCAGCAATTTGAAACCAACCGCCTTGTTGGTCCTTACTTCCCGTTGGCACGTTTCGGTAACTTCTTTGTCACCGTCCGCGATAAGAAGACTGGTGAGGTTGTTTCGTTCTCTCGTTTCGAGAACGCACGAGACCAGCGCCGTTTCTTTGAGGATGTGAGCAAGGATCCAGCTTACAAGGTGGAAAAGGGTGCTCTCAATGACACCGTGACCGTCCGTAAGGCCGTAGATCCGAACTTTGTGGCCGACGTTGAAGACATCCTGGCGGATCTTCCAAACGCCGACCAGGTGAAGGATGAAGTGTGGCAGCGTTACCTTGATTCATTGCCAGACTTCTCAATCCGTAAAAACCGGATCCACCGTAAAGGCCGTGCAGGTTATGACTCTGACGCCGTTCGTGCGTTCGGTAGTCACATGTTCCACGGATCTCACCAGCTGGCACGCTTGGCGCACAGCATGGATCTTGAGGATGCCTTGGACGAGGCACGCGACCAGGCACGTGAGACACGTGATCCGGTGCGTAGTGGTCTGATCGTCAATGAAATGGATAAGCGTCACCAGTTCGTCATGAGTCCGACCGGTGGCTCATTGGCTCAGTGGGCATCGAGCTTTGCCTTCGTCTGGTACCTGGCAGGTAGCCCGAAAGCGGCCATCATGAACTTGTTCCAGACGCCTATCATGGGTGTGCCGATCCTAGGCGCTTATGGCGGTGGCTTGAACGGTATGGCACGTGCCAGCAAGCAGCTCACACGTGCATTGGTTGATTTCACCAAGGGCAAGGGCTTTGCTGAGCGCTCTGCCAATCTGACCGATGAAGAACGTCAGGCTATGGCCGAAGGTTACGAGCGAGGCATTATCGAGCGTACCCAAGGGCATGACTTAGCCGGTGTCGGTGAAACCGGTGTGGAGTACAGCGCAGCTCGTGAGCGTGCCATGAAGATCGTTTCGTGGGGCTTCCACCATGCCGAACGCCTTAACCGTGAGGTGACATTCCTGGCGGCATACCGCATGGCGCGTGAGAAGGGCTTGAGCCATGAGGCTGCAATCACGAAAGCCGGTGAGCTGACCTGGAAAACGCATTTCGATTACTCGAATACGTCACGTCCACGTCTGATGCACTCAGACACGATGAAGATCCTGCTCGTGTTCCGTAACTTCCAGATCAATATGCTGTTCCGGTTGTTCCGTGACGTTCACCAGGCGGTGACAGGCGAGACCAAGGAAGTGCGCCGTGAGGCATTGACTCAGCTTGCTGGTATCACCGGCATGATGATGCTGAATGCAGGTGTCACCGGTACATGGCTGTTTGGTACCGCAATGGTGATGGCTGGTCTGTTCGCTGACGACGGCGAGGATCCTGAGGAAGAGCTCAAAAAGGCGATGGTCAATATTCTTGGTCCACGTCTGGCAGGTCTAGCGCTGCACGGCGTACCTGGTTACGCCACCGGCACTTCGCTCTCAGGTTCGGTGGGTATGCCGGATCTGTGGTTCAGATCGCCTGACAGCGAGAAGGAAGGCGAAGAGGCGCTGCAGTATTGGCAGAGCCAGCTGCTCGGTGCCGTGCCTAGCATTGGTTCTCAGTTTGCCCGTGGTATTTCATACATTGGCAAGGGTGAGACATATCGCGGTATCGAGACTATGATGCCGAAGATGCTCAAGGATCCGATGAAGGCATATCGTTTTGCGACTGACGGCGCGAAGAACATGCGAGGCGACACCGTAACGGATGTGACGTTCTCGGATGTGGTGAAGCAGGCGATTGGCTTTACACCGGCACGCATTGCGGAGCAGTACAAGACCAACAATGCCAGCTACAACAAGCAGCAAGCGATCCTCAAAGAGCGCAAGCAGCTGATGGATACCTACTACAAGGCCGACAAGACCGGCAATGATGAGGAGATCGATAAGCTGATGGAGAAGATCGGCAAGTACAACGAGAAATATCCTGACCAAGCAATCACCGGTCGAAGCCTGATCCAGTCACGTAAGACACGTGATCGAGGAGCAGATAAGGCCGTGGGCGGTATGCGATATAACTCGAAACTGCGTGATCGGATCCTTGAGGACCAATCACCAAATATCTACGGTGAGTAAGTAAGATGACCCCGCTTCGGCGGGGTTTTTCTTTTCAGGTTATGTATAATAAAAATTCATTTTTGTTTAGGAAAAACGATGTCTAAAATAATTTTACCTCAAGCACTAACTGCATTTATTGGTACGAAATCGGTACTCGCAACAACTATGACACGCGGTGAATATAACGACTATCGCGGTTGGCAGATCCCTGAAAATGAGGATCCGAACGAACCTGGCTATCTAGTTGAATACGTGGACGGCGGTAAGCCTAACGATGAACGTCATGCAGGATATATCTCGTGGTCGCCTGCCGATGTTTTTGAAGGATCTTACAAGCAAGGTGGAATGGGTGAGGTTTCTGACGGATACCATACCTTCAATGAGCTTTATGATCATCGAATGAAACTGTTTTCCGTTATATGCCGTATGTTTCAAGGCGCTGCATGGAAGTCAAAGCTTCATCATGACGGCACCATGTATGATGACTATTTCATTGTTGGCATCAAGACAGATGAAGGCCAATTTACATACCACTATCACATGAAAGATTGGGATATGTTCCCTGTCCAGGAGCGTGAGCGTGCACCTGAATGGGATGGCCACACGGCAAACGATATAGATCGCTTATTTTCATTGATCTGACCGATAAGCCCCGCACAAAGCGGGGTTTTCTTTGTCTGCGTGTTGTGGAAATAGAAACACTCATCCTATAATGACAACAAATTGAAACCCGGCGCATGACGTGCCGTCCCATTGAGGTGAATCATGCGTCCAGTCATCAAAGATCACGATAAGCAAACGCCGTCGTATACGCCTTGGTTACATATTCACCGAAGACCCACATAAGGAATACAGAATGTCTACTGAACAGATCCTTGAATATGTTGCTAAGGTGTGGGGTATATTCAGCAACTTCGTTGCTGGCTTCATAGGAGCAAGTATCGTGGCTTATTATCTTCGTGACCAGATAAAAACAAAGATTGAGTTTGTTATATTCATCGTTTCGGGTGGCTTCATTGCTCATTACTTAACGCAGCTTACAGTTTTTGTCATTGGTCGCTTTGGCTGGGTGATTGAAGCGCCCAACGTCGGATCAATCGGGTTTTTACTTGGTGCTTTCGGCGGTCTGATCATTCAGCAAGTCGTTAGTTACATCGTGTCAGGTGCCTGGAAAGAAATTTCTTTCCGCAGGTACATCATCGAAGCGATCAAAGAAGCTTGGACTAGCAGAGGTAAAAAGTAATGCGTGAAAATGTTATCCGCTCTCTCCGTGGTGAAGAGGGTGAAGTCTTGCACGAGTACAAGGATCACCTTGGATATTCGACTATCGGCATTGGCCGTTTGATCGATAAGCGCAAGGGTGGCGGTATTACGTCGGAAGAAGCAGCTTATTTGCTTGGTAATGACATCAGCAAGGTCGAAGAGCAGCTAAACAAGCGCATCCCGTGGTGGACCAAACTCGATGATGCGCGAAAGGGCGTACTCGTGAATATGGCCTTCCAAATGGGCGTTGATGGGTTGCTGGGCTTCAAGAACACCTTAGCGATGATCCAGTCAGGGAACTATGCTGGTGCTGCAGCCGGTATGCTCAATTCCCTTTGGGCAAAACAAACACCGGCACGAGCTAAGCGCATGGCAGAGCAAATGCGCACCGGCCAATGGCAATACCCTGCAGGTGCGTGATGATCACATCAGACATTAAAAACGCCGTAGCAGGGATTTTGATGGCGGTAGTTACTGTGTTCAGTATCTACCTTTCAGGTGCACTTACGGCTCGTCACTACAAAGGCGAGATAGCTCAGCTAAAGAAAGACCATGCCGACCAGGTTGCGCAGTACGAGCGTGACATCGGCGCGATCAAAGCGAAGGCGCAGGAGGAAACAGCTGCAGCCATTACCCGTATGAAAGCCGCGCAGGATGCACTGGCCATACTCGATCACCAGAAATCTCAGGAGCTGGCCAATGCACAAGCTGAAAATGAGTCTCTTAAACGCGATGTTGCTGACGGCTCTCGTCGGGTGCGCATCCTCCAAGCCAACCTCGCAAGTGGGTGTGGTGCCAATAGCAACGCCTCAGGCGGAAATTCCGGCACCGGCAGCGTGGGCAATGGAACCGCCGTCGAGCTCACTGCAGAAGCTGGACGCACTGTTCTCGATCTCAGACAAGACATCATCCGCGACCAAGCCAAACTGACGTATCTGCAAGGCTATGTGCGTGATGTTGTAAAGCAGTGCAAAAGGTTGTAATATTTCATCTTGATGAAGGCGTAGGCTGATACGCAATGTAGCGGACGGTCGCATACCCGAGCTTTCGACCGAGGGCCATACTTCTGTATGGTGATTTAGCAGGGTAAGTCGGAGATCAGCACCGACCATTACAATCCCAATCTGGTGTACGGCGCACAGTTACCGAAGTACAAGGTAAAAGGACTAGGGTTCGATCCCCTAGGCGAGGGGCCAGATCTAGAATACCCGCAATGTTGAGAAGCATAGCGGGTATTTTTTTATCTAAAAATTGGTGCTATATTGTTTCTGTGTGCTGATATATCACAGAATGATGAAAGCCTGCACTACCTTCCGGTTTGTGTATTTTTTGGTGAGTAACCAGGTTGCAAAATGTATCCATGCTTATCGCATGTAAGTCATTTTATTGGACTCCTCTAACCCCGCCGTGCTGCTTACACGGCGGGGTTTTCAATTCTTAGGCTGCTTCCATAACCTTCAATTTTTGCCGTGGGTTTCTGGCCAGCATTCCTTCAACGAAGCTATTCCAGATCTCCATCGCCTCCCGCTTCTCGGCCATGTAGTTGTATCGGTCATAGCTCTTAGAGCTCACATCCTGCAGGGTGTGGTTCTGCAGACGGTCGCGGATCTCTTTCGTCAGACCGGCTTTGCCTGCGAGCGTCTTCCAGGTGCGCCTGAGATCCCGATTTGTGACCATAGGCACGATGCCTCGATCACGCTGCCGCCAAAGGAAAGAATATACCGTACTGTGCTCAACCGGCTTGGTCGCATCCATCATGGCCGGAAAGAACCAGCCGTCCTTGCTGGGCGTCAGACTGTCCAGAAGATCCACGGCCATTTGGGGCAGGGGGATGGTGTGAGGCTTCCCGTTTTTGGTTTTCGACCAATCGAGCAGCTTCTCGGCACGGTCGTACTGGTCCACGTGCAAGGTGCAGATCTCCTGCACGCGCTGGCCGGTCAGCATGAGCAGCTGCATCGCCCGAAGATATGGAACGTGAACCGGTCGATCAGGGCAGGTGAGCCAGTACCACAGCTGGCACCAATCTTCCTCATCGAGCCACCTGGTGCCAGTCACCTTCGGCTCAGTGGGGATCGATGCGGCTGGATTATGGACCAGACGGAAACGCCTTGGACTCGTGGACCTGTAATCTAGTTCCGATTTCAGCCCCCACGAGAATGCAGATCTGATATAACTTCTCACGTGATCGGCCATGGACCTTTTGCCGCGCTCAAAGATCGGACGGATCACATTCAGCACGTCTTCCGGCTCGATCTCCCTGGCCAGCCGATTGCGGCCAAGCTGGTCGGCAATCTTGGCCAGACCCTTTCGAGCTTCCTTGTGCGAGCTCTTACCGGAGGCTTCCAAATAGTCGCAGTAGGCGTCGAATAGGTCGCCTACGGTGCCTGGTCTGGTGTCGCCCTGGACCTTGATCGATGCACCCTTGTTGATGGCTGCAG